ATGAAAAAGATAGCTGCTATATCATTAATTAGTATTTTTATTGTGTCTGGTTGTGCTGTGCATAATGATGAGACAAGTATCGGTAAATTTGGTCTTGCATATAAAAGTAATATTCAGCGTAAACTCGATAACCAATACTACACCGAAGCCGAAGCTTCTTTAGCCAGGGGCAGAATATCTGGTGCAGAAAATATAGTAAAAAATGATGCAGCCCATTTCTGTGTTACTCAGGGCAAAAAAATGCAGATAGTTGACCTGAAGACAGAAGGTGCAGGATTACATGGCGTCGCTCGTCTGACATTCAAATGTGGAGAGTGAGAATATTTTTTGGTAAGCGTCAAACATGCGCGTTCTGGTTGTGCTTAGCCGGAACCTGTGCGAGCACGATGCCGTTACGTGAAAGGCATCGTGCTATGAAGGGAGATTCTATCGATGTGGTCAATGGAAGACGGTGACCAGGGATAGGGCTTATGCATAAAAAATAAGCCCGTGTAAGGGAGATTTAGGGTGTCACCAGTAGGGGCTTTCAACGGTACAATGCGGGTTTGAGCGGCATAAATTACCACTGAAAGCCCTTAAACGTTACTCTACTGTGGACACTGTGTGGACACTCTCGACCTCAGTACCACCTCTTAGCGGATTAAGAGAAATGGCGTCCTGAAGGTACTCTGGCGCAAAATGAGCGTAAACCATAGTTTGCTCAATCCGCGTGTGACCTAGTATCCGTTGTAGCGTGATAATACTTCCTCCATTAATCATGAAATGAGTGGCAAAGCTGTGCCTTAGTGCATGTGTAGCTTGCCCCATTGGCAAATCCGGTTTTATTGCTTTCATTGTTCGTCTGAAGCGAGGGTAATCAGCATCAGGGAATAAAAAACCTCGTTTGTTATCCGCGATCATTTTGGCAACAGCCTCTGAGATCGGGACGGTGCGTGGTTTGTTTGTTTTCGTTTTAACAAACGTGACGCGGTTATGGATGATATTTTCTGCTTTCAAACGAGCTGCTTCTCCCCAACGTGCTCCAGTACTCAGGCAAAGAATCGCAATCTTTTTGTTGTCGCCGTCAAGAGCAGCAAGCAGTAAGGCAATTTCTTCCTGCGTGAGATAGCCTGTGTCTGGTTTTTCCTCCTTAAGCCTTTTTGTCCCTCTGATAGGGTGCTCACCAAAGAATAACTCCGCTTCAATCAGGGCTGTAAACATGCCGCTAATACATGTTAAATCACGATTGATACTCGAAGGTTTAATACCCTGACTTCTTCGGGTGGCGCAGTACTGGCTGATAAGCGATTTCGTAATTTGAAATGCGCATGGGTCATTCGTTATTTTTGTGAAGATTTCAATTTTCCCAAGATTAGATTTCCCATGCTCTTCGTGTTTACCCTTTAAATCCCACCAGATCTGTGTCAGCTCCGACAGACGTCGCTTGTCTGTTGGTTTTGATAGCCATTCTTTATTGTGGTGGTTGTACAACGTGTATTTCTCGAAAGCGACAGCTTCGCTTTTCTTATCAAACTTCCTACGGATGCGTTTTCCATTACGTCCAGTAGGGCGGATGTCCACTTCATATCGACCATCATCGAGTTTTTTGATTGCCATCAGAAAACCCTCCGAGTGGTGTGTTTTTTTGCGACTACTAATCGCTTTTTTCGTGGTGGCTGAAATTTAGCCACCAATAGTAGGCACTTGTGATGAATATATTCACGATGAATTGTTAACCAGTCTTTTGACCGGAGTGGGGCGACGTTGTTTCGTTTTGCCCAAAGTGTGCGAGAGCGGGCGCAATTTGCCCGGACTCAGGAGCGATCTGATTGGTCATGAACCATAAAGTGTATTTGGTGAATTGTGGGGTCTGCAGGATGTTCATCATGACATCTGTTGGAGGTGTTGAACGACCACTTTCATAGTAACTCAGCGTGCCATACGGAACCCCTGTTAAATCAGCAAGTTGTTGTCTGCTCAAATACTCTGATTTTCGCATTAAGACTATCTTCTCGCTTATCGTGTTTGACATGATGTTTAGATCTCAATAGTATTTAGTTTAGATGTAGATTGTTTAGTGCTTGGATGTGGGCACTAAAAGGCATTATAAGACATTAAACGCAATTCATGAGGGCTAGAGGACGACATGAGCAAGCAAGTAACACTCATGACTGATGCGATTCCTTATCAGGAGTTCGCAAAACTAATAGGAAAATCGACAGGAGCGGTTCGTCGGATGATCGATAAAGGAAAGCTGCCTGTAATTGATATGACCGATCCACAATCAGCTTCAGGTCGTGCAGGTGAATATTGGGTATACCTTCCGGCATGGAATAACGGACTAAAACTGGCTTATGAAAGCCGCCCTAAAGAGATTCGTGACGGCTGGTTGATGTGGTTAGGTCTCGGTGAACCACGTTAAGGAGAACCGTATGAATGAGCCTCGTTGTATTGCTCAGTTACTGCGTAACGAAAGCCCCAGGGCGATTGACTTCACCATCACCCACGGTAAGGGGCGTAAGGGAATCATTATCCGCACCAAAAAACAGAGTCCGTTAAAAAAGGCTCTGACCTTTCTGAAAAGCCGGAGGGTATGGAAATGACAGTGATGACGCTCAATCTCGTTGAAAAACAGCCAGCAGCTATGCGCCGGATAATTGGCAAGCATCTTGCCGTCCCTCGCTGGCAGGATACATGTGATTATTATAATCAGATGATGGAGCGCGAACGGCTAACGGTTTGCTTTCATGCACAGTTAAAACAGCGTCACGCAACGATGCGTTTTGAAGAAATGAACGACGTCGAACGTGAACGGCTGGTTTGTGCAATTGATGAATTGCGTGGGGCATTCTCAAAACGCCGTCAGGTCGGTGCAAGTGAGTATGCATATATTAGTTTTTTAACAGTCAGCCAGCGACGTACTTTATTTATGCACGCACGACTGACAGAAAAAGAATTCAACCAGCCGTACTGGCGAATTAATGAAGAATCATGTTACTGGCGTGATGCTTTATTCCGTGCATTACGTGAATTATTCAGTCTGTTTGAGTATGCACCGACAATTCTGACGTCGGTAAAACCAGAGCAATATCTGCATTAAATAATTAACCAGAGTTTTTAACGCACTTAATCGTGCGGGGCTTCTTTTTGCCTGGAGAAAGTCATGCATACAGTTTCTGAAAATCAGTGCGGTAAATACGCATTACTGCTGCAACAGGCCAGAACCGAAGCACAGGCCGACGCTGCGACGCGCTTTTCTTCTCATCTTGACGCCATGATTCGCCATATCACAAAGGCGGAGTTATCCCGCGTGGAGATAGTCGAGCTGCTCAGTCAGGAGTCGGAAAAATTTCACAATATCGGATTGTCTCGCGGGGAGGTGCTTTGATGTCCTGTTCTCATTCAGTTGTATTACTGAATAACGCCTTAAAAATCGCCGTTATGGAAAATGGTGATTTATCTCTTATTCAACTTTGTCTTGATAAAGAAAAACGCGACATAACTGAATCTGTTATCGCGATTTATCAGAATGAATTAAACCTCCTGTCTGATGTGGTCAATTTACTTGTTAAACGCGCTGTATTCCACAAGCAAATTTCCTCCGTGGATGAACTGACAAAATTAACGACAGAAATCGTCAGCTATTGCGCTGATGAATTTAAGAAACTGAACGACAAAAGGAACTGGTAATGCCGGACAACGTAGATTTCATTCAGGAACAACAGGCTGAATTACTGGAGCGCCAGATTAACGCGGCAAGGGTAAAACATTGCGGTGTTTCTGCGCTGGTTTGCGAAGAGTGTGACGTGCCAATACCTGCTGCCCGTCGTGCGGCTTATCCGTCAGCCACGCGTTGTGTTTCCTGTCAGTCAGTCTTTGAAGCAAAAAACAAACATTACCGGAGAACGGCATGAGTATTCGTATTGAAATTGGCGAACGTTATGTCGTTACCAGTGACAGCTTTCAGTTTATTCTCCACGAGAAAAAGAGAGCGGAAAGCGGTAAAAACGCCGGTCAGGAATGGCTGTCGGTGGTTGGTTATTACCCGAAATTAAGCCAGCTCGTTTCCGGCATGATGCATCACGATATTCTGACCGGAAGCGCAAAGTCTTTTGCTGATTTAAACGCGCAGGTTGAGCAACTCAGCAAGCGTTGTTCAGAGGCTTTTGGCTCATATGGCCGTTAAAGCCTCCGGGCGTTTTGTCCCTCCATCAGCATTTGCCGCAGGCACCGGTAAGGCGTTTACCGGTGCTTATGCATGGAACGCGCCACGCGAGGCTGTCGGGCGCGAAAGACCCCTTACACGTGACGAGATGCGTCAGGTGCAAGGTGTTTTATCCACGATTAACCGCCTGCCTTACTTTTTGCGCTCGCTGTTTACTTCACGCTATGACTACATCCGGCGCAATAAAAGCCCGGTGCACGGGTTTTATTTCCTCACATCCACTTTTCAGCGTCGTTTATGGCCGCGCATTGAGCGCGTGAATCAGCGCCATGAAATGAACACCGACGCGTCGTTGCTGTTTCTGGCAGAGCGTGACCATTATGCGCGTCTGCCGGGGATGAATGACAAGGAACTGAAAAAGTTTGCCGCCCGTATCTCATCGCAGCTTTTCATGATGTATGAGGAACTCTGCGATGCATGGGTTGATGCACATGGCGAGAAAGAATCGCTGTTTACGGATGAGGCTCAGGCGCATCTGTATGGTCATGTTGCTGGCGCTGCACGAGCTTTCAATATTTCCCCTCTCTACTGGAAAAAATACCGTAAAGGACAGATGACCACGAGGCAGGCATATTCTGCCATTGCCCGTCTGTTTAACGATGAGTGGTGGACTCATCAGCTTAAAGGTCAGCGTATGCGCTGGCATGAGGCGTTACTGATTGCTGTCGGGGAGGTGAATAAAGACCGTTCTCCTTATGCCAGTAAACATGCCATTCGTGATGTGCGTGCGCGCCGCCAGGCAAATCTGGAATTTCTTAAATCGTGTGACCTTGAAAACAGGGAAACCGGCGAGCGCATCGACCTTATCAGTAAGGTGATGGGAAGTATTTCTAATCCTGAAATTCGCCGGATGGAGCTGATGAACACCATTGCCGGTATTGAGCGTTACGCCGCCGCAGAGGGTGATGTGGGGATGTTTATCACGCTGACCGCGCCGTCAAAGTATCACCCGACACGTCAGGTCGGAAAAGGTGAAAGTAAAACCGTCCAGCTAAATCACGGCTGGAACGATGAGGCATTTAATCCAAAGGATGCGCAGCGTTATCTCTGCCGCATCTGGAGCCTGATGCGCACGGCATTCAAGGATAATGATTTACAGGTCTACGGTTTGCGTGTCGTCGAGCCACACCACGACGGAACGCCGCACTGGCATATGATGCTTTTTTGTAATCCACGTCAGCGTAACCAGATTATCGAAACCATGCGTCGCTACGCGCTCAAAGAGGATGGCGACGAAAGAGGAGCCGAGCGAAACCGTTTTCAGGCGAAACACCTTAACCGGGGCGGTGCTGCGGGGTATATCGCGAAATACATTTCAAAAAATATCGACGGCTATGCACTGGATGGTCAGCTCGATAACGATACCGGCAGACCTCTGAAAGATACTGCCGCGGCTGTTACTGCATGGGCGTCAACGTGGCGCATCCCGCAATTTAAAACGGTTGGTCTGCCGACAATGGGGGCTTACCGTGAACTACGCAAATTGCCTCGCGGCGTCAGCATTGCTGATGAGTTTGACGAACGCGTCGAGGCTGCACGCGCTGCCGCAGACAGTGGCGATTTTGCGTTGTATATCAGTGCGCAGGGTGGGGCAAATGTTCCGCGCGATTGCCAGACTGTCAGAGTCGCCCGTAGCCCGTCGGATGAAGTTAACGAGTACGAGGAAGAAGTCGAGAGAGTGGTCGGCATTTACGCGCCGCATCTCGGCGCGCGTCATATTCATATCACCAGAACGACGGACTGGCGCATTGTTCCGAAAGTTCCGGTCGTGGAGCCTTTAACTTTAAAAAGCGGCATCGCCGCGCCTCGGAGTCCTGTCAATAACTGTGGAAAGCTCACCGGTGGTGATACTTCGTTACCGGCTCCCACACCTTCTGAGCACGCCGCAGCAGTGCTTAATCTGGTAGATGACGGTGTTATCGAATGGAGTGACCCGGAGGTAGTGATGGTGCTCAGGGGCGCATTAAAACACGGACTGAGAACACCAAATCGTCAGCAAAGAAACGGAATCCCGTTAAAACCGCATGAAATTGCACCATCTGCCAGACTGACCAGGTCTGAACGATTGCAAATTACCCGTATCCGCGTTGACCTCGCTCAGAACGGTATCAGGCCGCAACGATGGGAGCTTGAGGCGCTGGCGCGTGGCGCGACCGTAAATTATGACGGGAAAAAATTCACGTATCCGGTTGCTGATGAGTGGCCGGGGTTCTCGTTACCCATTTGAGTAAAAACACAACGTGATTTGATATGGCATTGAATGGCTTATGCGGAGCAGTTATGGGGCAGCAGAAGGTCAATAGCATGCTGAATTAGAAGGCTAAATGCTATTGAGTGACTAGCATGTCGGTAAGGACAGCCGTTTGATCCGGGTCATAAAAGGCCATCCATTTAGTCTAATAAAATCATTGCGGGTAACCTTATGTCGACGCATAATTCGTCTTGAGCGAAGTCTTGTCAGTCTTTCATCGTATTGATGATGGGCGCAAAAAAACCACCCTGGCAGGTGGTTTTTTTGTTTGAAGCATATTAAAGCATAATGCTGACATTGATATTACTGACGTTTACTGACAAACCACTCGGACTACCGTTTGGATAGCCAAAGAGGGCCAGAACGAGAATGCAGTAATAGCATTTCTTCATATTGCCTCCTGTAAGTAGAGGGCAACTTCCACCGGTATATGCGCTTCTTAGGTGGAATGACTTTTGAGCGAAGTCTTGCCCTGAAATAATGCTCTGTTTAAACGCAAAGTGATTTGGCATATCACCGAACAGAGAGCCGGAAAAACACAACATATAGTATGTCGTTGTTTCTAGACATACATTCTATGTTGTGTAACAAGGGCTTTGCATTAAACATGTTTGAGATTTTATTGATGTAGCTCAAAGTAAAAAACAGAGACTACGGATGATAAGGTCTTGAAAGCAATGTAAATTTTTTAAAGTTGCCAATTGCTTAAAAATGTACAGTTGCGGTATGGCGTACTTAAAAAGCTATGCATGCAACAAGTGAATGTTTTTGCATGCGCTGGGGATGTCCGTTCAGGCTGCGTGCGGTCAGGACTGGTGCGGATCCATAGTATCTATGCAACTGCATTAAAACCGCCCCGTGAAGCGGGCGGGCGAGGCGGGGAAAGCACTGCGCGCGAGGCCTGCAACCACCAGTGTCATCTTTTTGGAAATATGCTAAAGTATTCATAAGGTTGGATATCTGGCGTACAGTGAGATAGTTTATGCGTATAAAAATTAATAATTTTGGAACTATTGCAGAAGCTGATGTTTCAGTTGGTGGTTTAACTGTCATAACTGGTGAAAATGATACGGGGAAGAGTACCGTAGGGAAAATATTGTTTTCAATGGTAAAGGCGATATCTCGTTATCAAGAGGATTTAGAAGAAGACAAAGAGGATAGAATTACATCTATCGTAGAGAAAATATATTTTAATCTGCGTAGGAGGATTAATATTGCTGCTACGCCGGAAATTAGAGAGTTATTCAATCCAAGAAAGTTTTATGCCTCTCTAAAAATAGATATCTCTAAAACTTTGGCTGAGAGAGAGAGTTATCTATATAATTTGATTGAGGAAGGGCTTCTTCCAGAATTGATGGCTGATTCTGTACTCTCTGATATAAGAAAAATCAGAGATATAATGCTTGAGCCAGATGATGAGCTATCTGCTATCAACCGTGCTCTGCGTAAGGCCTTTTACTCTGAATTTAGAGGCGAAATTATTCAGAAGGGTAATCAAAATCCAGTTAAAGCATCTCTGGAAGTTGTTGATGGTGTTAGTCAGTTAATTGATATTAAATGGACTAAAGATGGTATATCACAATTTGATTATACTGATGGTTTAGGATATGTCGACGCAACCTATGTTGACTCTCCAAGTATTATGCAATTTCATAATTTGGTTCGTTTTGCTAAAACTTTATTTGATAGTAATGGTGAATCAGGACGTCTAACTGTTCCATTGCATGTGAAAGATCTATCAATAAAATTAAGCGATTCAGTTTATAATTTATTTGTGCATTCGGATATTTTTGATGATGGCTCATTTTTAAAAGAGTCACTGCGTATATCTAACAAAATCAATGCTACTTTCTGTGGTGAAGTGGTTTATGATATTGAAAAGAATGATTTTTTTCTAGAGAAGCAAGGCTATAAAGTCACATCGGGTAATATTGCGTCAGGAATAAAGTCTTTAGGTATTCTTGATATGCTTGTTAAGTGCGGGGCAGCAGTAGATAACTCGTTACTGATTATTGATGAGCCAGAGGTGAACTTACATCCAAAATGGCAGGTTTTCTATGCTGAGATTATTTGTGAGTTAGTGTCTATGGGGGTTGATATAATAATTACAACACATAGCCCGTATATTATTGATGCTCTTAAACATTATAGCGATAAAATTGGGATTGAAAATCGGTTCTATATAAGCGAGCGATTCCCTGGGGAAGAGTTTACATCTTTTGTTGATATTACTGATAATGTTGCATATGCAATTAATCTTTTGGCATCACCATTAAAAGAATTGAATCAGGAGTATTTGGATGATTTCTAATGAGGAACTTGTTTTTAGAAAACTGTGTGAAGTATACCCTGATTCAATGGTTGATGTAACCGGATTAAGCTACAATGATGCAGGGGCTCGGAATTTTATTATTTGTGATTCGAAGGGCTTTAACTATGATACGGTGTTAAATTGCTCGCCTGTTTATAAGCGTGAGTTTAAAGAAAAATCACCGGATGCTTTATTTTTATATGAAGATAAATTGTACTTCATTGAATTTAAAGAAGGACGTTCACAAAAGGATGATATAAGGTTGAAAATACATGAAGGTGTTACGACTTTATTTCATTTTGTATGTAAACACCTTCCAGAGTTGACAAGGCAAAATTTTGTAGAGCTTAATTTAAATTATGCTGTCGTTTGTAGAGCTAGTGGACATAGAGATATGCGCAGTTCGGCAATGATTGCTGCTCTTGAGAACTCAAGTCAGCGATACAGCTTGAAAAATCTTGAGGGATTTATAATCAAGAAAACAGCAGTCATGGAGGAGCCTCAACAAATATTGAAGTTCCTTAACAAAATAAGTGCCGGAAAAGTAACATCGATTACTGTGTTTGAACACTTGGGGCAAACAGAAACGTTTTGCCTATCTGCTTGATCTTACAGGCTTTGGTGAGCCAAAGCCTGCAGGGTTTATAACGAGTAATTGTTAAATGTTATAACTGTTTCACCTATCCATGAGTTCAATTCCTTCATTCGCGATTGTAGATGCCCTAACTCATTCCTGACAAAAACTTTAGCCGCTTTAACTACATCGCCAAATCCTCCCGCATTATTAGGCATCATCCCCATCATTTGCGGGGGGACTCGATGGGCACTCATTAGATCTTCCGCGCTGGCTTTTTTGATATTAAAAAAATCGTCCTTCGTCGCCACTTCACTGAGCGGGATAATTTTAATGCCGTCGGCTTTTCCCTGTGGGGCATAGAGAAACAGATTTTTAAAGTTGTTGCGGCCTTTCGACTTGACCATGTTTTCGCGAAGCATTTCGATATCGTTGCGGTCCTGCACGGCATCGGTGACGTACATGATATATCCGGCATGAGCGCCATTTTCGTAATACTTGCGGCGGAACAGCGTGGCCGACTCATTCAGCCAGGCAGAGTTAAGGGCGCTGAGATATTCCGGCAGGCCGTACAGCTCCTGATTAATATCCGGCTCCAGCAGGTGAAACACGGAGCCGGGCGTGAAAGGTGTCGGCTCGTTGAAGGACGGCACCCACCAGTAAACATCCTCTTCCACACCACGGCGGGTAAATTTTGCCGGTGAGGTTTCCAGTCTGATGACCTTACCGGTGGTGCTGTATCGCTTTTCCAGAAACGCATTACCGAACACCAGAAAATCCAGCACAAAGCGGCTGAAATCCTGCTGGGAAAGCCACGGGTGCGGGATAAACGTTGAAGCCAGAATATTACGTTTGACGTAAATCGGTGAGCTGTGATGCACGGCAGCACGCAGGCTTTTTGCCAGACCGGTAAAGCTGACCGGTGGCTCATACCATCTGCCGTTACTGATGCACTCGACGTAATCCAGAATGTCACGGCGGTCGAGTACCGGCACCGGCTCACCAAAGGTGAATGCCTCCATTTTCGGGGCGCTGGCGGTCATTTTTTTTGCCGCAGGTTGCGGTGTTTTCCCTTTTTTCTTGCTCATCAGTAAAACTCCAGAATGGTGGATGTCAGCGGGGTGCTGATACCGGCGGTGAGTGGCTCATTTAACAGGGCGTGCATGGTCGCCCAGGCGAGGTCGGCGTGGCTGGCTTCCTCGCTGCGGCTGGCCTCATAGGTGGCGCTGCGTCCGCTGCTGGTCATGGTCTTGCGGATAGCCATAAACGAGCTGGTGATGTCGGTGGCGCTGACGTCATATTCCAGACAGCCACGACGGATAACGTCTTTTGCCTTGAGCACCATTGCGGTTTTCATTTCCGGTGTGTAGCGGATATCGCGCGCGGCGGGATAGAACGAGCGCACGAGCTGGAACACGCCGACACCGAGGCCGGTGGCATCAATACCGATGTATTCGACGTTATATTTTTCGGTGAGTTTGCGGATGGATTCCGCCTGGGTGGCAAAGTCCATGCCTTTCCACTGGTGACGCTCAAGTATTCTGAATTTGCCTCCGGCCACTACCGGCGGTGCCAGTACCACGCATCCGGCGCTGTCGCCACGGTGTGACGGGTCGTAACCAATCCAGACCGGGCGGGAGCCGAACGGATTCGCGGCAAACGGCGCATAGTCTTCCCATTCTTCCAGCGTGTCGACCATGCAGCGTTGCAGCTCCTCGAACGGGAACACCGACGCCTTGTCGTCAACAAATTCACACATGAACAGGTTTTTAAAATCGTCGGCGCTGTTTTCGCGTTTAAGCTGCTCAATGTCGAACAGCGTGCAGCCACCTTTCAGGGCGTCCTCAATGGTGACAATCTGCCGCCACTGGCCGTCCGCACAGAGAAGCCCACCGGCAAGGGCGTTATGACTGACGTCGATTTCCACACGTTCGGCGGCGCTGGCGCGTCCCCGGTTGAACAGTTCACCCGACCAGAACGGGTAGGCGTCGTGCGCCAGCGTGGACGGGGTGGAGAAATAGGTCGAGCGCAGGTGACTCTGTGAGGCCATACCTGATGCCACCTTACGCAGTACCTGAAAATTCGGGATCCAGAAAATCTCGTCGACGTACAGGTCGCCGTTATGGCTCTGTGCGGTGTTGGAGTTGGTGCCGAGAAAAATCAGTTTTGCGCCGTTATTGCCCAGGACAATCGGGTCACCGGTCAGGTCAACGTCAACCAGACGGGCAAAGGCGATGATGTATTCGCGGAACACATACGCCTGCGTTTTACTGGCTGACAGAAAAATCTGGTTATGACCGGTTTTCAGGGCGCGCAGCAGCGCCTCGCGGGAAAAATAATACGTTGCGCCAATCTGGCGGGATTTCAGGATATCGCGGATGCGGTGCTCAAGCCCGGCGCGATACCAGTGCAACTGATATTCGAAAGACTGCTCAAAGAAAATCTGCTCCAGCTTTTCGATGGCCTCGTCACTGAAAAAATTCTTTTTCGGTTTGCGACGCCCGCCTTTGTTGCGGTTAGCGACGTTCGGATTAAGGTCTGCCTCGTTGCCGGTCTGGCTGTAACGGTTGACCCGTGCCAGCCGTTCAATCTGGCGTCCGAGCAGGTCAATTTCCTTGAAGTCACCGCCGGTTTTCTGCGGTTTGATGATGAGCTGGGTCAGCCGCGCTTCCAGACTCATTTCGACACGGCTGATGGGGGCAACGCTGTCCCAGCCGTCGCGCTGTTTCCAGCTCTGCACCGTCGGGCGTTTCATCTGCAACATGGCGGCAATCTGCGGCACGGAAAACCCCTGCCAGTACAGCAGCGCCGCCTGACGACGCGGATCGTGTAAAAGAGTGGTGTCTGTGGTGATGGTCATGAATACCTCGCCGTGATGAATACACGGCAAGGCTACTGAGTCGCGCCCTGCGATTCGCTAAGGTGCTGTTGTGTCAGTGATAAGCCATCCGGGACTGATGGCGGAGGATGCGCATCGTCGGGAAACTGATGCCGACATGTGACTCCTCTAATCACTATTCAGGACTCCTGACAATGGCAAAAAAAGTCTCAAAATTCTTTCGTATCGGCGTTGAGGGTGACACCTGTGACGGGCGTGTCATCAGTGCGCAGGATATTCAGGAAATGGCCGAAACCTTTGACCCGCGAGTCTATGGTTGCCGCATTAACCTGGAACATCTGCGTGGCATCTTGCCTGACGGTATTTTTAAGCGTTATGGCGATGTGGCCGAACTGAAGGCCGAAAAGATTGACGATGATTCGGCGCTGAAAGGCAAATGGGCGCTGTTTGCGAAAATCACCCCGACCGATGACCTTATCGCGATGAACAAGGCCGCGCAGAAGGTCTATACCTCAATGGAAATTCAGCCGAACTTTGCCAATACCGGCAAATGTTATCTGGTGGGGCTGGCCGTCACCGATGACCCGGCAAGCCTCGGCACGGAATACCTGGAATTCTGCCGCACGGCAAAACACAACCCTCTGAACCGCTTCAAATTAAGCCCTGAAAACCTGATTTCAGTGGCAACGCCCGTTGAGCTGGAATTTGAAGACCTGCCTGAAACCGTGTTCACCGCCCTGACCGAAAAGGTGAAATCCATTTTTGGCCGCAAACAGGCCAGCGATGACGCCCGTCTGAATGACATGCATGAAGCGGTGACCGCTGTTGCTGAACATGTGCAGGAAAAACTGAGCGCCACTGAGCAGCGCCTCGCTGAGATGGAAGCTGCCTTTTCCGCTCTTAAGCAGGAGGTGACTGACAGGGCGGATGAAACCAGCCAGGCATTCACCCGCCTGAAAAACAGTCTCGACCACACCGAAAGTCTGACCCAGCAGCGCCGCAGCAAGGCCACCGGTGGTGGCGGTGACGCCCTGATGACGAACTGCTGACCGGCGTCAGCCAGTCCGGGAAAACCTTCACGATTAACCCTTAATTTCAGGAAAAACTATGCGCCAGGAAACCCGCTTTAAATTTAATGCCTACCTGTCCCGTGTTGCCGAACTGAACGGCATCGACGCCGGTGATGTGTCGAAAAAATTCACCGTTGAACCGTCGGTCACCCAGACCCTGATGAACACCATGCAGGAGTCCTCTGACTTTCTGACCCGCATCAACATTGTGCCGGTCAGCGAAATGAAAGGGGAAAAAATTGGTATTGGTGTCACCGGCTCCATCGCCAGCACCACAGACACCGCCGGTGGCACCGAGCGTCAGCCGAAGGACTTCTCGAAGCTGGCGTCAAACAAGTACGAATGCGACCAGATTAACTTCGATTTTTATATCCGCTACAAAACGCTGGACCTGTGGGCGCGTTATCAGGATTTCCAGCTCCGTGTCCGTAACGCCATTATCAAACGCCAGTCCCTTGATTTAATCATGGCCGGTTTTAACGGCGTGAGGCGTGCCGAAACCTCTGACCGCAGCAGCAATCCGATGCTGCAGGATGTGGCGGTCGGCTGGCTGCAGAAATACCGCAATGAAGCCCCGGCGCGCGTGATGAGCAAGGTCACTGACGAGGAAGGGCACACCACCTCTGAGGTTATCCGCGTGGGTAAGGGCGGTGATTATGCCAGCCTTGACGCACTGGTGATGGATGCGACCAACAACCTGATTGAGCCGTGGTATCAGGAAGACCCTGACCTTGTGGTGATTGTGGGACGTCAGCTACTGGCGGACAAGTATTTTCCCATCGTCAACAAGGAGCAGGACAACAGCGAAATGCTGGCCGCTGACGTCATCATCAGCCAGAAACGCATCGGTAACCTGCCGGCGGTACGCGTCCCGTACTTCCCGGCGGATGCGATGCTCATCACAAAGCTGGAAAACCTGTCCATCTACTACATGGATGACAGCCATCGCCGCGTGATTGAGGAAAACCCGAAACTCGACCGCGTGGAGAACTACGAGTCAATGAACATTGATTACGTGGTGGAAGACTACGCCGCCGGTTGTCTGGTGGAAAAAATTAAGGTCGGTGATTTCTCCACACTGGCTAAAGCGACCGCAGAGCCGGGAGCGTAACCGATGACGAGTCCCGCACAGCGCCACATGATGCGGGTCTCGGCAGCGATGACCGCGCAGCGGGACGCCGCCCCGCTGCGACATGCAACTGTCTATGAGCAGATGCTGGTCAAGCTGGCCGCAGACCAGCGCACACTGAAAGCGATTTATTCAAAAGAGCTGAAGGCCGCGAAAAAACGCGAACTGCTGCCGTTCTGGTTGCCGTGGGTGAACGGCGTGCTGGAGCAGGGCAAAGGTGCACAGGATGACATTCTGATGACGGTCATGCTGTGGCGTCTGGATACCGGCGATATTGCCGGTGCGCTGGAGATTGCCCGTTATGCCCTGAAGTACGGTCTGACCATGCCGGGTAAACACCGCCGCACCCCGCCGTACATGTTCACCGAGGAGGTGGCGCTCGCGGCCATGCGCGCCCACGCTGCCGGTGAGTCTGTGGATACCCGCCTGCTGACGGAGACCCTTGCACTGACCGCCACGGCAGACATGCCTGATGAAGTGCGCGCAAAGCTGCACAAAATCACCGGTCTGTTTCTGCGTGACGCTGGTGATGCCGCCGGTGCGCTGGCTCACCTGCAACGTGCGACACAGCTCGACTGTCAGGCAGGCGTCAAAAAAGAGATTGAACGACTGGAGCGGGAGCTGAAACCGAAGCCGGAGCCGCAGCCCAAAGCGGCCACCCGCGCCCCGCGTAAGACCCGGAGCGTGACACCGGCAAAACGTGGACGCCCGAAAAAGAAAGCCAGTTAACAACCGAATGCGCCCCGCGCCAGGGCGGCACGCCGGTCAGTGAGGGTGAATCACCTGACACTGCACCGGCGTCCACCGCCCGACTTTTCAGAGGTAGTCATGATGACGCTGATTATTCCGCGAAAGGAGGCTCCCGTGTCCGGTGAGGGTACGGTGGTCATCCCGCAACCGGCAGGCGACGAGCCGGTGATTAAAAACACGTTCTTTTTTCCCGATATCGACCCGAAGCGCGTCCGGGAACGTATGCGCCTTGAGCAGACCGTCGCCCCCGCCCGTCTGCGTGAGGCCATCAAGTCAGGCATGGCGGAGACGAATGCGGAGCTGTACGAGTACCGCGAACAGAAAATTGCCGCCGGTTTTACGCGTCTGGCGGACGTTCCGGCGGACGACATCGACGGTGAAAGCATCAAAGTTTTTTACTACGAGCGCGCCGTGTGTGCGATGGCGACCGCGTCGCTTTATGAGCGTTATCGCGGCGTGGATGCCAGTGCGAAAGGCGACAAGAAGGCCGACAGCATTGACAGCACCATTGATGAACTGTGGCGGGATATGCGCTGGGCGGTGGCGCGTATCCAGGACAAGCCGCGCTGCATCGTGAGTCAAATCTGATGAAGACCTTTGCGCTACAGGGCGACACGCTCGACGCCATTTGTGTCCGGTATTACGGGCGCACTGAGGGCGTGGTCGAGACCGTGCTCGCCGCAAATCCGGGACTGGCTGAACTGGGCGCGGTGCTGCCACACGGCACCGCCGTCGAACTGCCCGACGTTCAGACCGCGCCCGTGGCTGAAACTGTCAATCTGTGGGAGTAACGCATGACAGCAGAAGAAAAAAGCGTCCTGTCGCTTTTCATGATTGGGGTGCTGATTGTTGTCGGCAAGGTGCTTGCCGGTGGTGAACCCATCACCCCGCGTCTGTTTATCGGGCGCATGTTGCTCGGTGGTTTTGTCTCGATGGTTGCCGGTGTTGTTCTGGTGCAGTTTCCTGACCTGTCACTGCCTGCGGTGTGCGGCATCGGCTCCATGCTGGGTATCGCCGGTTATCAGGTGATTGAGATTGCCATTCAGCGCCGCTTTAAGGGCAGGGGGAAACCGTAATGCCGGTAATTAACACGCATCAGAATATCGCCGCCTTTCTCGACATGCTGGCCGTGTCCGAAGGGACGGCGAATCATCCGCTGACGAAAAACCGGGGCTATGACGTGATAGTCACCGGACTGGACGGAAAGCCGGAAATTTTCACCGACTACAGTGACCACCCGTTCGCGCATGGCCGACCGGCGAAGGTGTTTAACCGTCGCGGTGAAAAATCCACGGCCTCCGGTCGCTATCAGCAGCTTTACCTGTTCTGGCCGCACTACCGCAAACAGCTTGCCCTGCCGGATTTCAGTCCGTTGTCACAGGACAGGCTCGCCATTCAGTTGATCCGCGAACGCGGTGCACTGGATGACATCCGGGCGGGACGCATTGAGCGCGCCATTTCACGCTGTCGCAATATCTGGGCGTCCCTGCCGGGTGCCGGTTACGGTCAGCGTGAGCATTCACTGGAAAAACTGGTCACCGTCTGGCGTACCGCCGGCGGCGTACCGGCTTAAACGGAGTAAACACCATGAAGAAATTATCCCTTTCACTGATGCTGAACGTGTCGCTGGCGCTGATGCTGGCACTGTCCCTGATTTACCCGCAGAGCGTGGCCGTCAGTTTTGTCGCCACCTGGGCGATTCTGGCGACGGTTATCTGTGTGGTTGCCGGTGGTGTCGGCGTGTATGCCACGGAGTATGTGCTGGAACGCTACGGGCGGGAGCTGCCGCCGGAATCGCTGGCCGTGAAGATTGTCACGTCGCTGTTTTTGCAGCCGGTGCCGTGGCGCAGACGGGCGGCGGCTCTGGTGGTGATGGTGGCGACGTTTATCTCGCTGGTCGCTGCCGGGTGGATTTTTACCGCGCTGATTTATCTTGTGGCGTCGCTGTTTTTCCGGCTGATACGTAAAGCCTGTCGTCAGCGTCTTGAGGGGCGGGAACTATGTCAAAGCTGATGATTGTGCTGGTCGTGTTGTTATCGCTGGCGGTGGCCGGTCTGTTTCTGGTGAAACACAAAAATGCCAGCCTGCGCGCCTCGCTGGACAGGGCGAATAACGTCGCCAGTGAACAGCAGACGACCATCACCATGCTGAAAAATCAGCTTCATGTTGCCATCACCAGGGCAGACAAAAACGAGCTGGCGCAGGTGGCACTGCGTCAGGAACTGGAGAACGCCGCGAAGCGTGAAGCACAGCGCGAGAAAACCATCACGAGGTTACTCAATGAAAACGAAGATTTTCGCCGCTGGTACGGTGCTGACCTGCCTGATGCTGTGCGCCGGTTGCACCAGCGCCCGGCCTGCGCAGACGCCAGTGATTGTCCACAACGCCTGCCCGAAAGTGAGTCTTTGCCCGATGCCGGGCAGTGACCCGCAGAAGAACGGCGATTTAAGTGCCGATATCCGGCTGCTTGAGAACGCGCTGGCACGCTGTGCCAGCCAGGTAAAAATGATTAAACACTGTCAGGACGAAAACGATGCTCAAACCCGACAGCCTGCGCAGGGCGCTGACTGATGCCGTCACGGTGCTGAAAACTAACCCCGATATGCTGCGGATATTCGTGGATAACGGGAGTATTGCCTCCACACTGGCGACGTCGCTGTCATTCGAAAAGCGTTACACGCTCAATGTCATTGTGACCGACTTTACCGGTGATTTTGACCTGCTCATCGTGCCGGTGCTGGCGTGGCTGCGGGAAAATCAGCCCGACATCATGACCACCGACGAAGGCCAGAAAAAAGGTTTCACGTTTTATGCAGACATCAACAATGACAGCAGCTTTGATATCAGCATCAGCCTGATGCTGACCGAGCGCACGCTGGTCAGTGAGGTGGACGGCGCGCTGCATGTGAAGAATATCCCGGAACCCCCGCCGCCGGAGCCGGTCACCCGCCCGATGGAGCTTTATATCAATGGCGAACTGGTGAGCAAGTGGGATGAATGAGTTTAAGCGTTTTGAAGACCGGCTGACCGGACTGATTGAATCGCTGTCACCGTCAGGGCGTCGGCGACTGAGTGCCGAACTGGCGAAACGCCTGCGGCAGAGTCAGCAGCGTCGGGTGATGGCTCAGAAAGCCCCGGACGGCACACCCTACGCGCCACGCCAGCAGCAGAGCGCCAGAAAAAAGACTGGCCGTGTTAAGCGAAAAATGTTTGCGAAACTTATTACCAGTCGTTTTTTGCATATCCGCGCCAGCCCGGAGCAGGCATCAATGGAATTTTACGGCGGGAAGTCGCCGAAAATCGCCAGTGTGCATCAGTTCGGTCTGTCGGAAGAAAACCGGAAAGACGGTAAGAAAATTGATTATCCGGCGCGTCCTCTGCTCGGCTTTACCGGTGAGGATGTGCAGATGATTGAAGAGATTATTCTGGCTCACCTCGACCGTTAGTTGTGCCATTTCTTGCGCCTTATTGATGAAATATCGCCATTATCCTCTTGCGGCATCCTTTTTATATTTCAACTAAATGAACTTTAATTGTAACTTGAAAATGTGCAGTGGATGAGAGTTATAAGGACTCATCGAAGGTAGTCGCTTTATCATATAAGGCCACGATAAAATATCGTGGCCAAGGTGTCTTATGTTTATGAGCTAATTAGATTGTTATCTGGTCAAATAAGTGAGGGTACTCTCTTCAGGTATTAGTTGGATATCTCCACCCCAGACGTCCATTATGTTTTTTCTTGCTTCCCAATATTCTGGATATGTGTTTTGATGAGCATTGTGGATACAAGCTAAAAGCCAGTGCTGGTATTTAAGAATTGTGTATTGGTATTCCTCTATTATCGGCAAGATGAATAAATTTTTTTGTTCTATTGACTTCAGGTATTCTTTTGATTTACCAGAGAGCCGGTCATTCTCCAGTATGGTTTCAATCTTAAATGCAAATCCGTGTATGTTTATTTTTTTCTGGAGGTGCATAAATGATGATATTAATGGGGAGATCATTTTTTGATGGGTTAGGATGTTTCTTAAATCTTCCATTAATTTTATGATTGGGTTTTTTAAAAATTCTTCATTGATGATTTCTCTGGATTTATTGGTAATATCATCAATATTTAATACATTGATTTTATGTAGATTTCGCGTTGAATCTCTAAATGATAATGCTGAGGAGATATAGTTGAGAAAATGTCTTGATATATTTATGTGCTCTTTTTTAATTCATTTCTATTAAGTGAGTAGTGGAATACAATTTTAGGAGAGTTGAATTTGCTTAATTCACTTTGAATCACCTCATAATTGGCAATATGCATATGTCCAAGTAAATTGGTGTCGGAGATTTTTAAATACTCTTGGTGGACGATGGTGTCTTTTTGATTTTCCCAGATTTGATATTTATCCATACTTCAGTTCCTTCTTGATTGTGCCAAAAATGATACAACGGGTTGTAATGGTTTATCGAGTATATATCTCTCATTATTGCCGTATGAGCACATTATCAAATATTCAGGAACTCGCGCGCGCACTGCGCAACATGATACGCACCGGCATTGTCGTCGAAACCGACCTTAACGCCGGTCGCTGCCGTGTGCAGACCGGCGGCATGTGCACCGACTGGCTTCAGTGGCTGACCCATCGCGCCGGGCGTTCGCGCACATGGTGGGCACCTTCCGTGGGGGAACAGGTGCTGATTCTGGCCGTGGGCGGTGAACTCGACACGGCGTTCGTTCTGCCGGGGATTTATTCCGGCGATAACCCCGCGCCGTCTGCGTCGGCGGATGCCCTGCATATCCGTTTCCCTGACGGGGCGGTGATTGAGTATGAACCCGAAACCAGTGCACTTACGGTAAGCGGAATTAAAACGGCCAGCGTGACGGCCTCTGATTCTGTTACTGCCACGGTGCCGGTGGTCATGGTGAAAGCATCAACCCGCGTCACCCTGGACACACCGGAGGTGGTCTGCACCAACAGGCTGATTACCGGCACGCTGGAAGTGCAGAAGGGCGGGACGATGCGCGGCAACATTGAACACACCGGCGGTGAACTCTCATCAAACGGTAAGGTACTGCATACCCATAAACACCCCGGCGACAGCGGCGGCACAACCGGGAGCCCTCTATGACAGCGCGTTATCTCGGAATGAATCGCAGTGATGGCCTGACTGTCACTGACCTTGAGCATATCAGCCAGAGTATCGGCGATATCCTGCGCACACCGGTCGGCTCACGGGTGATGCGTCGTGATTACGGCTCCGTGCTGGCGTCAATGATTGACCAGCCGCAGACCCCGGCGCTTGAGTTGCAGATTAAGGTCGCCTGTTACATGGCGGTGCTGAAATGGGAACCCCGCGTCACCCTGTCATCCGTCACCACTGAGCGCAGTTTTGACGGGCGAATGACAGTTACGTTAACCGGCCAGCACAACGACACCGGCCAGCCACTTTCGTTAACCATCCCTGTGAGTTGAAACCATGCCGATTATCGACCTGAACCAGCTACCTGCACCGGATGTGGTCGAGGAGCTGGACTTTGAAACCATTCTTGCCGAACGCAAGGCGACACTGATTTCCCTTTACCCGGAAGACCAGCAGGAGGCGGTCGCCCGTACCCTGACGCTGGAATCCGAGCCTCTCGTCAAACTGCTGGAGGAAAACGCTTATCGTGAGCTTATCTGGCGTCAGCGTGTGAATGAGGCCGCACGGGCGGTGATGCTGGCCTGTGCCGCGGGTAATGACCTTGATGTGATTGGTGCCAATTACAACACCACGCGTCTGACTATCACCCCGGCAGATGATTCGACCATCCCGCCGACACCGGCAGTGATGGAGTCTGACACCGATTATCGTCTGCGTATTCAGCAGGCGTTTGAAGGTTTAAGCGTCGCCGGGTCGGTGGGTGCCTATCAGTATCATGGTCGCAGTGCCGACGGGCGTGTCGCGGATATCTCTGTCACCAGTCCGTCTCCGGCCTGCGTCACCATCTCTGTGCTGTCACGTGAAAATAACGGTGTCGCATCCGAAGACCTGCTGGCGGTGGTGCGTAACGCCCTTAATGGCGAGGACGTCAGACCGGTGGCCGACCGCGTGACCGTGCAGTCTGCCGCCATTGTTGAATACCAGATAAACGCCACGCTTTACCTTTACCCTGGTCCCGAAAGTGAACCCATCCGCGCGGCCGCCGTGAAAAAACTGGAAGCATACATCACGGCACAGCACCGGCTGGGGCGCGACATCCGTCTGTCTGCCATTTATGCCGCTTTGCATGTGGAAGGCGTGCAGCGTGTCGAACTGGCTGCACCGCTGGCCGACATCGTGCTCAACAATACGCAGGCGTCTTTCTGTACCGAATACAGCGTCGTGACCGGAGGCTCGGATGAGTGATTCGCGACTGCTGCCGACCGGCTCATCACCGCTTGAAATTGCTGCCGCGAAAGCCTGTGCGGAAATTGAAAAAACGCCGGTCAGTATTCGTGAGCTGTGGAACCCGGACACCTGCCCGGCAAATCTGCTGCCGTGGCTGGCGTGGGCCTTTTCGGTCGACAGGTGGGATGAAAAGTGGCCGGAAGCGACAAAACGCGCCGTTATCCGCGATGCCTATTTCATCCACTGTCATAAGGGTACTGTCGGCGCAATCCGGCGTGTTGTGGAGCCGCTCGGTTATCTGATTGAAGTGAGGGAGTGGTGGCAGCTCAACGAAGAGCCGGGGACGTTCCGTATCGTTGTTGGCGTGCTTGAGCAGGGTATTACCGAAGAAATGTATCTGGAGCTGGAACGTCTCGTTGCTGATGCAAAACCGGCGAGCCGCCATCTGACGGGACTGGCTATCAGTTTAAGTACAACCGGCAACATTTTTGCCGGAACGGGATGCTATCACGGTGACGCCCTGACGGTTTATCCCTACACCCCGGAGGCCATTATTGTCGGAGGGGATTATTTCCCGGCCTCGGTCATTCATTTAATTGATAACCTGAGAGTAAACGCATGACAGTGAAATACTACGCCATTCTGACTAATCAGGGCGCAGCACGACTGGCTAACGCGACGATGCTCGGCAGTAAGCTGAATCTGACGCAAATGGCCGTTGGTGATGCGAATGGTGTATTACCGACACCAGACCCGGCACAGACAAAACTGATTAACCAGAAACGCATTGCACCGCTGAATCTTCTGAGTGTTGACCCTAACAATCAGAGCCAGATTATTGCGGAGCAAATTATCCCTGAAAACGAGGGAGGATTCTGGATCCGTGAGATTGGGCTTTATGATGATGAAGGCGTACTCATTGCGGTGGCGAACTGCCCGGAAACGTACAAACCGCAGTTGCAGGAAGGCAGTGGTCGTACCCAGACTATCCGCATGATTCTAGTTGTCTCGAATACCGAAGCCATCACGCTGAAAATCGACCCGTCGGTGGTACTGGCGACCCGTAAATATGTGGATGACAAAATCTCAGAACACGAACAGTCACGACGACACCCGGATGCATCACTGACCGCAAAAGGCTTTACTCAGTTAAGCAGCGCAACCAACAGCACGTCTGAAACACTGGCCGCAACGCCGAAAGCGGTAAAGGTCGCGTATGACCTTGCTAACGGGAAATATACTGCACAGGACGCGACCACAGCGCGAAAAGGTCTTGTCCAGCTCAGTAGCGCCACCAACAGCGATTCTGAAACGCTTGCGGCAACGCCAAAGGCGGTTAAGACAGCATATGACCTTGCTAACGGGAAATATACCGCACAGGACGCGACCACAGCGCGAAAAGGCCTTGTCCAGCTCAGCAGCGCCACCAATAGCACTTCTGAAACGCTGGCCGCAACACCGAAAGCGGTGAAGTCTGCCTATGACAATGCTGAAAAACGTCTTCAGAAAGATCAGAACGGCGCGGATATTCCTGATAAAAGATTATTCCTGCGCAATATTGGAGCAACAAATTCAACAACCATGTCTTTTAGTGGTGGTACAGGATGGTTCAGGCTGGCAACTGTAACTATGCCACAGGCCAGTTCCGTGGTTTACATAAGTCTGATTGGTGGTGCTGGATATAATGTTAACTCCCCTATGCAGGCTGGTATATCTGAACTTGTTCTTCGTGCGGGAAATGGAAATCCAAAAGATCTTACTGGTGCGTTATGGCGACGGACATCGGTTGGATTTACTAATTTTGCATGGGTGAATACATCCGGTGATACCTATGATGTTTATGTTGAAATAGGTAATTACGCCACAGGTGTTAATATTCAGTGGGATTATACCAGTAACGCCAGCGTAACGATTCATACATCACCAACTTATACAGCGAATAAACCAACAGGCCTGACAGATGGAACTGTATATGTAATTTACAGTTCACATATTAAACCTACTGCTGCTGACCTTGGCTTGAGCGATGCAAGTGGATACGTGGGACGCTTGGTGAATACCCGGGTTTTCACGTCATCAGGTACGTACACCCCGACGCCAGGAACAAAACGGATTAGGGTCACAATAACGGGCGGCGGTGGCGGAGGGGGCGGCTGCAAGGCTATATCCAATAATGAAACGTTTTTCGGTGCTGGCGGTGGGGCCGGTGGAACAATAATTTCAATAATGACCCCGATACAGAATAGTTATCCAGTCACTATCGGCGCAGGTGGGGCCGGTGGTGTTAGTGCGACGAACGGCACCAGTGGCGGGAATAGCGTATTCGCATCGTTAATTGCTCCTGGTGGCGCAGGTGGCGGGAAAGTGGGAATTACAAACACAAACGGCGGTAACGGAGGTGTGCCGAGTACTGGCGATATCCGCATCACTGGTGGAAATGGAGGCGACGGTCAGTCCGGAAATATCAGCGTCAGCGGTGAAGGCGGAACATCGTACTGGGGTGGCGGTGGACGCGCAGGCGCTGGCGGTGGCGTTAGCGGTAAGGCATATGGTTCAGGCGGAGGTGGTGCATACGATGCCGGTTATAGCGGAACCAGTATGACAGGCGGGAAAGGTGCCGCTGGGATTTGTATTATCGAGGAGTTTGCATAATGAATGCGTCATATGCAGTTATTGAAAATGGGATGGTTGTGAATGTCATTGTCTGGGATGGCGAGGCTGAATTCACAGTGCCGGATAATCAGCAGCTCATTGATATTTCTGATATCAGTGAGCATCCCGGAATCGGCTGGGGGTATTCAGACGGGGTATTTACTGCGCCGCTCCCTCCGGAACGTTCTCATGATGAACTGGTAGCTGACGCTGAACAGAAAAAACAGTCGCTGATAGACGCAGCAATGGCCAATATCAGCGTGATTCAGTTAAAGCTGCAGGCCGGGCGCAAACTGACGCAAGAAGAAACTACCCGACTTAACGTTGTGCTGGATTATATCGACGCTGTGACGGCAACAGATACCAGCACCGCACCGGATGTCATCTGGCCTGAACTGCCGGAGGCGTAGACCATTCAATATCTGACGTACCGGAAGTATCGGACCGCTCCGGTGCGTACAGGTAATCCAGCCACAAATTATATTGCGCCAGTACCTCAGACCTGCCGGGCTATTGCTTAGTGTTCATGTGTTTATTGGCCTGATTAATCAGTAGCTGTCTTTCTGGTCGTGTGGATCCTGCAAATCCTGAATGGTCGGAAATACCGCAATAAATACAGGCGGGCTGATTGCCCGCCTTTTTTATCTGTTGTTTCATCCCCTGACCAGCCAGGACAAATAGCATCTCATGCCCTGCACAACTGAAAATACCACTCACCCATTAACCACGGAGTTAAACGGATGAGTGACTATCATCACGGCGTGCAGGTGCTGGAGATTAACGACGGCACACGCGTCATTTCCACCGTATCCACTGCCATTGTCGGCATGGTCTGCACGGCCAGCGATGCGGATGCGGAAACCTTCCCCCTCAATAAACCGGTGCTGATTACCAATGTGCAGAGCGCAATTGCAAAGGCTGGTAAAAAAGGCACGCTGGCGGCATCGTTGCAGGCCATCGCCGACCAGTCAAAACCGGTCACCGTTGTCGTGCGTGTGGAAGACGGCACCGGCGACGACGAGGAAACGAAACTCGCGCAGACCGTTTCCAATATCATCGGCACCACCGACGAAAATGGTCAGTACACCGGACTGAAAGCCCTGCTGGCGGCAGAGTCGGTAACCGGCGTTAAACCGCGTATTCTCGGTGTGCCGGGACTGGACACCAAAGAAGTGGCTGTTGCACTGGCATCAGTCTGTCAGAAGCTGCGCGCTTTCGGGTATATCAGCGCATGGGGCTGTAAAACCATTTCCGAGGTGAAAGCCTACCGCCAGAATTTCAGCCAGCGTGAGCTGATGGTCATCTGGCCGGATTTCCTCGCATGGGATACGGTCGCCAGTACTACCGCCACCGCGTATGCCACTGCCCGTGCGCTGGGTCTGCGCGCTAAAATCGACCAGGAGCAGGGCTGGCATAAAACGCTGTCCAACGTCGGGGTGAACGGTGTTACCGGCATCAGCGCGTCCGTATTCTGGGATTTGCAGGAGTCCGGCACCGATGCTGACCTGCTTAACGAGTCAGGCGTCACAACGCTGATTCGCCGTGACGGTTTCCGCTTCTGGGGTAACCGTACCTGCTCTGATGACCCGCTGTTCCTCTTTGAAAACTACACCCGCACCGCGCAGGTGCTGGCCGACACGATGGCTGAGGCGCACATGTGGGCGGTGGACAAGCCCATCACCGCAACGCTGATTCGCGACATCGTTGACGGCATCAATGCCAAATTCCGTGAGCTGAAAACAAACGGCTATATCGTGGATGCGACCTGCTGGTTCAGCGAAGAATCCAACGATGCGGAAACCCTCAAGGCCGGAAAACTGTATATCGACTACGACTATACCCCGGTGCCTCCTCTCGAAAACCTGACCCTGCGCCAGCGTATCACCGATAAATATCTGGCAAATCTGGTCACCTCGGTTAACAGCAATTAAGGAGCCTGACCGATGGCAATGCCGCGCAAACTCAAGTTAATGAACGTCTTTCTGAACGGCTACAGCTATCAGGGCGTTGCAAAGTCCGTCACGCTGCCAAAACTGACCCGTAAGCTCGAAAACTATCGCGGTGCGGGGATGAACGGCAGCGCACCGGTAGACCTCGGCCTTGATGACGATGCGCTGTCAATGGAGTGGTCGCTCGGGGGCTTCCCGGATTCGGTTATCTGGGAGCTTTACGCCGCAACCGGTGTGGATGCCGTACCGATTCGTTTTGCTGGCTCTTACCAGCGCGACGATACCGGCGAAACGGTGGCCGTCGAGGTGGTCATGCGTGGCCGTCAGAAAGAAATCGACACCGGCGAGGGTAAACAGGGAGAAGACACCGAGTCGAAAATCTCCGTGGTCTGCACCTATTTCCGGCTGACGATGGACGGTAAGGAGCTGGTCGAAATCGACACCATTAACATGATTGAGAAGGTGAATGGCGTCGACCGGCTGGAGCAACACCGCCGCAATATCGGCCTGTGATTTTCATCCGGTCAGCCAGGCTGACCGGTTAACCCCGATTCAGAAGTGAGAAAACCATGAACAAAGAAAATGTGATTACCCTGGACAATCCGGTCAAGCGTGGTGAGCAGGTTATCGAACAGGTCACGCTGATGAAACCCAATGCCGGGACGCTGCGCGGTGTCAGTCTGGCTGCGGTCGCAAACTCCGAAGTCGATGCACTGATTAAAGTGCTGCCGCGCATGACGGCACCGATGCTGACCGAGCAGGAGGTCGCCGCGCTGGAACTGCCTGACCTTGTGGCACTGGCCGGTAAGGTGGTCGGTTTTTTGTCGCCGAACTCGGTGCAGTAACGTTTCCGAAAAATCTCTCGGTCGATGACCTGATGGCGGATGTGGCAGTGATATTTCACTGGCCGCCATCAGAACTGTATCCCATGAGCCTGACCGAACTCATCACATGGCGCGAAAAGGCGCTCCGGCGAAGCGGAAACACGAATGAGTAACAATGTAAAATTACAGGTATTGCTCAGGGCTGTTGACCAGGCATCCCGCCCGTTTAAATCCATCCGTACAGCGAGCAAGTCGCTGTCGGGGGATATCCGGGAAACACAAAAATCACTGCGCGAGCTGAACGGTCAGGTATCCCGTATTGAGGGATTCCGTAAGACCAGCGCACAGCTTGCCGTAACTGGTCATGCACTTGAAAAGGCACGGCAGGAGGCCGAAGCCCTTGCCACACAGTTTAAAAACACCGAACGACAGACCCGTGCTCAGGCGAAAGTGCTGGAATCCGCAAAGCGTGCGGCGGAGGACTTACAGGCGAAATATAACCGCCTGACGGATTCCGTTAAACGCCAGCAGCGGGAACTGGCCGCTGTGGGAATTAATACCCGCAATCTTGCACATGATGAGCAGGGACTGAAAAACCGTATCAGTGAAACCATCGCACAACTTAACCGTCAGCGTGACGCGCTGGCGCGTGTCAGTGCGCAACAGGCCAAACTTAACGCAGTCAAACAGCGTTATCAGGCCGGAAAGGAACTGGCAGGAAATATGGCCTCAGTGGGCGCTGCCGGTGTGGGGATTGCTGCTGCGGGAACGATGGCCGGAGTTAAGCTGCTGATGCCCGGTTATGAGTTTGCGCAGAAAAACTCAGAATTACAGGCTGTGCTCGGAGTGGCAAAAGACTCCACCGAAATGGCCGCATTACGCAAACAGGCGCGCCAGCTCGGCGACAACACCGCCGCCTCGGCGGATGATGCAGCCGGTGCGCAGATTATCATTGCGAAAGCGGGTGGAGATGCTGCGGCTATTCAGGCGGCAACGCCGGTCACGCTGAATATGGCACTGGCGAATCAGCGGTCGATGGAAGAAAACGCTCAACTGTTGCTGGGGACTAAGGCATCCTTTCAACTGTCAAATGATGATGTCAGCCATGTGGGCGACGTGTTGTCGGCAACGATGAATAAGTCGGCGGCTGATTTTCAGGGACTCAGTGATGCACTGACTTACCTCGGGCCTGTTGCGAGGACGGCAGGTGTAAGTCTTGAGCAGGCAGCGGCCATGACAGGTGTGCTGCATGACAATAACATCAGGGGGTCAATGGCTGGTACGGGTAGTAGCGCCGTTGTCACCCGATTACAGGCACCGACTGGAAAAGCATGGGATGCACTCAAAGAGCTTGGCGTTAAAACCTCGGACAAAAAGGGAAATATGCGTCCGTTGTTCACCATTCTGAAAGAGATTCAGGTCAGCTTTGATAAACACAAGCTGGGAACGTCTCAGAAGGGGGAATACCTTAAAACCATTTTTGGTGAGGAAGCCCTGAAATCAGCGAACGTTTTACTGGCAGCGGCAGCAAGCGGAAAACTGGATAAGCTGACCGCCACGCTGAAAGCCTCGGACGGTAAAACGGAAGAGCTGGTTAAAATCATGCAGGATAACCTCGGTGGTGACTTTAAGGAGTTTCAGTCCGCTTATGAGGCGGTGGGGACTGACCTGTTTGACCAGCAGGAAGGCACACTGCGTAAGCTCACGCAGACGGCCACAAAGTATGTGTTAAAACTCGACGGCTGGATCCAGAAAAACAAATCACTGGCGTCAACCATCGGCCTCATTGTCGGTGGCGCGCTGGCGCTTATTGGCATCATCGGTGCCATTGGTCTTGTAGCCTGGCCGGTTATCACCGGCATCAATGCCATTATCGCGGCAGCAGGCGCAATGGGGGCAATCTTCACGACGGTTGGCAGTGCTGTTATGACGGCCATCGGGGCGATTAGCTGGCCGGTTGTGGCCGTGGTGGCTGCAATTGTCGCCGGGGCGTTGCTTATCCGTAAATACTGGGAGCCTGTCAGCGCATTCTTTGGCGGTGTGGTGGAAGGGCTGAAAGCGGCATTTGCGCCGGTGGGAGAACTGTTCACGCCACTGAAGCCGGTGTTTGACTGGCTGGGCGAAAAGTTACAGGCCGCGTGGCAGTGGTTTAAAAACCTGATTGCCCCGGTCAAAGCCACACAGGACACCCTGAACCGTTGCCGTGACACGGGCGTTATGTTCGGGCAGGCACTGGCTGACGCGCTGATGCTGCCGCTTAATGCGTTCAACAAACTGCGCAGCGGTATTGACTGGGTACTGGAAAAACTCGGTGTTATCAACAAAGAGTCAGACACACTTGACCAGACCGCCGCAAGGACTCATGCCGCCACGTATGGCACCGGTGGTTATATTCCGGCGACCAGCTCTTATGCAGGCTATCAGGCTTATCAGCCGGTCACGGCACCGGCTGGTCGCTCTTATGTGGACCAGAGTAAAAACGAATATCACATCAACCTGACGGGCGGTACTGCGCCGGGGACACAGCTTGACCGCCAGTTACAGGATGCGCTCGAAAAATACGAGCGGGATAAACGTGCGCGCGCCCGTGCCAGCATGATGCATGACGGTTAAGGAGGTGACGAAAAATGATGCTCGCGTTAGGTATGTTTGTTTTTATGCGCCAGACGTTGCCACACCAGACCATGCAGCGTGAATCAGATTATCGCTGGCCGTCAAATTCCCGTATCGGTAAACGGGATGCCTTTCAGTATCTCGGTGTGGGTGAGGAAAACATTACGCTTGCCGGCGTGCTTTATCCCGAACTGACCGGCGGCAAGCTGACGATGACCACGCTCAGGCTGATGGCAGAGGAAGGCCGGGCGTGGCCGTTGCTGGATGGCACCGGCATGATTTACGGCATGTATGTCATCAGCAGGGTGAGTGAAACAGGGAGTATTTTCTTTGCAGACGGCACACCCCGGAAAATTGATTTTACGCTGTCGCTCACCCGCGTTGATGAATCACTGGCCGCGCTTTATGGCGATATCGGTAAACAGGCGGAATCGCTCATCGGTAAGGCTGGCAGTATGGCGACTAAATTCACGGGTATGACGGGGGCGGGATAATGCTGGATGCGCTGACATTTGATGCAGGCAGTACGCTGACGCCGGATTACATGCTGATGCTCGACAGCAGGGATATTACCAGCAATATCAGTGACCGTCTGATGAGCATGACCCTGACGGATAACCGGGGCTTTGAGGCTGACCAGCTTGATATTGAACTGAACGATGCCGACGGGCAGGTCGGGCTGCCGGTTCGTGGCGCTGTCCTGACGGTGTATATCGGCTGGAAAGGTTTTGCCCTGGTATGCAAAGGGAAATTTACCGTTGATGAGGTTGAACACCGGGGCGCGCCGGATGTGGTTACCATCCGCGCCCGGAGTGCAGATTTTCGCGGGACGCTCAATTCCCGCCGTGAAGGCTCCTGGCATGACACCACGCTCGGTGCGATTGTTGAGGTGATAGCCTCCCGTAACAGGCTGGAAGCCAGTGTCGCGCCGTCACTGGCCGGAATTAAAATCCCGCACATCGACCAGTCGCAGGAGTCTGATGCGAAATTCCTGACCCGTCTTGCAGAACGCAACGGCGGTGAGGTGTCGGTAAAAATGGGAAAACTGTTGTTTCTCAAAGCGGGGCAGGGAGTGACGGCCAGCGGTAAAAAAATCCCGCAGGTCACCATAACCCGCAGCGACGGCGACCGCCATCATTTTGCGATTGCTGACCGTGGAGCCTACACCGGTGTAACGGCAAAATGGCTACACACCAAAGACCCGAAGCCTCAAAAGCAGAAGGTAAAACTGAAACGTAAAAAGAAAGAGAAACACCTGCGCGCACTGGAGCACCCGAAAGCGAAACCGGTCAGGCAGAAGAAAGCGCTTAAAGTACCGGAAGCGCGTGAAGGTGAATACATGGCCGGTGAGGCTGACAACGTTTTTGCCCTGACCACGGTATATGCCACGAAAGCGCAGGCCATGCGCGCCGCTCAGGCGAAGTGGGATAAACTGCAACGGGGCGTTGCGGAGTTCTCCATCAGCCTGGCTACCGGTCGGGCAGATATTTACACGGAAACACCGGTCAAAGTGTCTGGCTTTAAGCGCGTCATAGACGAGCAGGACTGGACAATCACTAAGGTGACACATTTTCTGAATAATAGCGGCTTCACGACGTCCTTAGAGCTTGAGGTCAGGCTTTCTGATGTGGAGTACGAAACAGAAGATGATGAGTGATGTTTTTGTTTTATCTGTTTGTTTTGTAAGGATAAATTAACTAAAATGGCACCATCAACAAAACCGGAAGAGGTGCTCGCGATGTTTCATTGTCCTTTATGCCAGCATGCCGCACATGCGCGTACAAGTCGCTATATCACTGACACGACAAAAGAGCGTTATCATCAGTGCCAGAACGTGAATTGCAGCGCCACGTTCATCACTTATGAGTCGGTACAGCGATACATCGTGAAGCCGGGAGAAGTCCACGCCGTAAGGCCGCACCCGTTGCCATCAGGGCAGCAAATTATGTGGATGTAATTACAAACAGAAAGCCCCTCAGTCGAGGGGCTTTTTTGTCGATGTGGTCAATGTGTGGACGTGACCAGAAATAAATCCTTTTATTTCAATTTATTGTACGTAAAAAATAAGCCCGTGTAAGGGAGATTACACAGGCTAAGGAGGTGGTTCCTGGTACAGCTAGCATTTTATGGGTTATGTTTTTCAGCGAAACGGATGATAACCTTAATAAATGCAGCTGTATGTGATCGGTTTCTAAGAATTTTCCATCCGGGAAAAATAATCGAAATTAATCACTTACCGTGGGGATTACGCGTGGTTTCCCCGGAGAAATTACGCATCAGCAGCGCGTAATTGAGCTCAAGATCCTGCGGGACCGGGAGCCACACAGTATAACCATCGCCTGGTGCTATCGGCATAGCTTCGCCTTTGGCGTTTTCCATGTGCTCAAGGGTAAAATTAATGTTGCCTTGCGGCGTCATCAGCTCAAGGCTGTCGCCAACGGAGAATTTATTTTTCACCGTTACCGCCGCGAGGTCCCCCTTGCGCTCACCGGTAAACTCACCAACAAACTGCTGGCGGTCAGAAACTGAATAACCGTATTCGTAGTTCTGATAATCGTCGTGAGTATGACGACGCAGGAAACCTTCGGTATAGCCACGATGCGCCAGACCTTCCAGAGTTTCCAGCAGGCTGGTATCGAACGGTTTTCCCGCAGCGGCGTCATCGATAGCTTTGCGGTAAACCTGTGCGGTGCGTGCACAATAGTAGAAAGATTTGGTACGACCTTCGATTTTCAGCGAATGCACGCCCATTTTGGTCAGGCGTTCTACATGGGCGATGGCGCGCAGATCTTTCGAGTTCATGATGTAAGTGCCGTGCTCATCTTCAAACGCGGTCATATACTCGCCCGGACGCTGGGCCTCTTCGATCATAAACACTTTGTCGGTTGGTGCGCCGATACCCAGCGTCGGCTCAACATTTTGCACCGGAATCGGCTCGTACTTGTGTACGATGTTGCCAACATCATCTTCTTTCCCTTCCTGGACGTTGTACTCCCAGCGGCAGGCGTTGGTGCAGGTGCCCTGGTTCGGGTCGCGCTTGTTGATATAGCCAGAGAGCAGGCAGCGACCGGAGTAGGCCATGCACAGCGCGCCGTGAACGAAGATCTCGATCTCCATATCCGGCACCTGATTGCGGATCTCTTCAATCTCTTCCAGCGACAGCTCGCGAGAGAGGATCACGCGGGTCAGGCCCATTTGCTGCCAGAATTTCACCGTCGCCCAGTTCACGGCGTTAGCCTGCACCGAAAGGTGGATCGGCATTTCAGGGAAGTGCTCACGCACCAGCATAATCAGCCCTGGATCGGACATAATCAGCGCATCCGGCCCCATTTCCACCACCGGTTTCAGGTCACGGATAAAGGTTTTCAGCTTGGCGTTGTGCGGTGCAATGTTGACCACGACATAAAACTTTTTCCCCAGCGCGTGGGCTTCATTGATGCCGAGCTGAAGATTTTCGTGGTTGAATTCGTTGTTGCGCACACGCAGGGAATAACGCGGCTGGCCCGCATAAACAGCATCTGCGCCATAAGCGAAAGCGTAACGCATATTTTTCAGCGTTCCCGCCGGGGAAAGGAGTTCCGGTTTAAACAT